ATGCCCGATGAAAATCCGTCCCTCTTGCCCGCCATGCTGCGGAATACCGTTTAATTTCCCCTGTATGCCGTTAAAAAACGTTTAGGAGCCCCGGGCCGCCCATGCGGACGCCTGGGGGCCTTTTTTCGTTACAGGCGAAATTTGGGGCCGTTGGCACGGCCCGGGAAGGAGCGTATCGTGGGCCGCACACAACAGAGCAGTATAAAGGCTCTTTTGGAGAGCATTGAACAGGCGAAACAGAAAAAGGAATTTAACATTTTAAAAGATTTAAAAACGCTGCGCGACGGTTTCGGAAAAATACAGAAACGCGATTACCTCGCGCTGATCGACAAGCTGATGGAAAAATACAGCACGGACGAAGCGGCGGCGATCCACGCAGCGGTGATGAAGAAGGTGCAGGCCGGAGACCTGGACGCCATCCGGCTGTGGAACGAGATGCAGAAGGAATCCGGCAGCGGTGTGGCGGAGGTGCATATCATTGATAACTTCTGAACGCGCCATTCTTGAGGTGGACCTGAACAACGTATTGGGCGAGGCTTTTCAGGAAAGCCACCGCGCGATCAAAAACCGCACGGTACACACGGTGGTGGAGGAAGGCGGGCGCGGCAGCCTGAAAAGCTCATTTTGCAGCGTGGAGATTGTGCTGTGGCTGCTGAAGTGGCCGCAGAGCCATGCGCTGGTGATGCGGCAGATGGGAAACACGCTGGAGGACAGCGTATACTCGCAGATGCTGTGGGCTGTCGCAAAGCTGGGGCTGTCGGAGCATTTTCTGGAGAAAAAGAGCCCGCTGCGCCTCATTTACAAGCCCACGGGCCAGACCATCTATTTCCGCGGCCTGGACGATGAGATGAAAATTAAGGGTATCAA